GTGACGAAAGCCAAGTTGACAGGCAAAATGACCGGAATTGCACTTGTGTTTGTGGTGATTGTGGGCGTAGTTGGTGGCTCACCTATTTTCATAAATCAAGCCGAGGCCTCGCCGGGAACCATCTATGTTCCCGATGACTACGCAAGCATTCAAGCTGCAGTCAATGCCAGCAGCCCTGGAGACACGATAATCGTCAGAGACGGCACCTACACCGACAATGTAGACGTGAACAAGAGTTTGACCATACGTTCAGAGAATGGGGCCAGTTTTACTACCATTAAGGCCGCGGACGTCTGGGACCATGTCTTTGACATAATGGCTGACGAGGTGAGTATCAGTGGGTTCACCATCACAGGGGTGAGGGCGTTGAATGTGTTTCAGACCGCCCCAATATTCGTCTATGCTGTCCGCCACTGCAACATCTCTGAAAACTATATCTCTCCAGGGGACTCCATTTACCACTGGAGTTGTGGCATTCTCTTGGACCACACTTCAAACAGCACGTTCAGTAACAATTCAATTTCTGCGTTTGGAGGTAATGGTATCCGCGGAGATGGTTGCGATTACAACAATATCTCAGATAATGTGGTCACGGGCATGGACTACTATGCTATCTGGTTGATGTATTCCGATGGTAATATCATAAACAACAATACTGTCTCGAATAGTAACGGTGGAATGGAACTGAAAGGTTCAGCCAGTAACAGGGTTATCAACAACGCTCTCCTGAACGATGGAGGTGCTGCAATTTCCCTCTGGGTGTGTCCGGGCACCAACTACATCGAGAACAACATCTGTAATTCAAGCTACCACGGAATGTATATCGATGGGTCCTATAACCAGAGAATCATCGGAAACACCTGCTCGGATAACGAGGTCGGTATTGGTCTCCAATGGGGGTCGGCAGGAAACGTGATTACAGAGAATATCCTGTCAAATAACACTTATGGAATTAGGGTCCGCGAGCTACCCACCAATAACGAAGTATATCTGAACGATTTCGTTAACAATGGCCAAAGCGTCTATTTCACTGAACCGTCACCGAATATCTGGAGCAGCCCCTCAGAACTCATTTACGTTTACAACACACAAACCTTCACAAACCACCTCGGCAACTTCTGGAGCGATTATGCAGGAAGCGATGCTGATGCAGATGGAATTGGGGATACTGCTTATCTCATGAATGGAGACAGTGATAGCTACCCCCTGATGGAGCCCTTTGAGAACTACACGATAGCTGAGTACGACTTGACGATAGACAGCACCCCCGGCGGGTCGGTAATCACTCCCGGCGAGGGGACCTACACGTATTATGTGGGCACGATAGTCAGTCTGATGGCGGTTCCAGATGCTGGCTATCGGTTTGTCGAATGGATTGGTGATGTGGACACCATTCCTGATGTCAATGATGCATCAACGAACATCACGATGAACGACGACTATTCCATCATGGCTAGCTTTGAGGAGGCACCAAAGGAATGCATCGCGACGGCTAGTGGTAACGGCACGGCCTGCTTCACCCCTAACCACGGCATCATTGAGGACCTAGAGGCGTTGCCGTCAATACCGCCGAGTGCTCCAGCTGGCATCATGTTTCCATACGGAATGTTCTCCTTCAGGATCACAGGACTGGAACTTGCCCAGGAAGTGACCATAACTATTGAGTTGCCAGGACCTGTTCACACAGGTACCAGATGGTGGAAGGAGCACATGGGCGCTTGGTATTCAGTGCCTGTAACCGTAGTGGCGCCAAACATGATAACAATCACCCTTACGGATGGCGTATTTCCGGGAGATTCGGATAAGACGGAAGACACCATAATTACGGACCCGGGAGGGCCTGGATACCCTGGGGCAGTAGGCTGGGAGGTTTTCCCCATTAGCAAGGCGCGGGTGCTGGTACCCTGGATTGCCCTACTCGCAGCTATTATCGCGGGTGCAAGCCTGCTGGTGCTTAGGCGTCGCCGGACCCCAAGCTAGGTGGGGAATCCTCGGTTGGGGTTTGGAGATGTGGCTTGAGTATTAGAATGCGATGGTATAGGGCGTCGTCCATTTCCATGAGCGGTCCCGAGGGTGATGTGAGTTTTGTGATGTACCTGGCGGTTGTGAGTGGTGAGCATCCAACCAGCTCGGCTCCTTCTGCTATTGCGGTGGTTCGGTCGTAGGCTCCTTCGGTTGTAACTTTGCGCATTAGCCATCGTCTGAATTTCACCTCGTATAGCAAATTGGCCTGCATCTCCGAGCTGCCCTCTCTGTAGTTTGCATCTTTCCTGGCAATTCGTGTGGATGGTCGGCCTTCCTTTCTCTCTCTCTCTCTCAAGTCACTTGAATCGCTTTTGCGTGGGTTGGATCTATTTGATGTGGCTACGTTACATTGGCGGCAAAGGAGGCGGAGGTTGTCAGGGTGGTTGTTGCTGGGATTGCCGTCTATGTGGTCTATGTCCAGAGTATTTTGTGTAGTCGAACTGTTTTGTGTAGTCGAATCTGCTGTGGTCGGGGTATTTTGTGTAGTCGGGCTGGCGTGACAGATTGCGCAGTGTTCGCCGTCCCTAGCCGCTAGGTAGCGGTAGGCCCAGGCTCTGGTGTTTCGTGTCCAGCGTCTTGGTGTCATTGTCTGTTTGACTGCCTCTGTTTTCTTTTAACGTCTCTTGTTTGTTTATTATCTCTTTCGGTTTAGGGGGCTGTGGTGATTCCGAGGCGAGGCGGGGGGATAGGAAATCATGGCGCCCCCAGGGTGAGTCGCTGCTCGTACTGCGACTTGCGGCGGTCGTAGTCCGTCTGGATGGCGAGGAGTCTGTACTTCTCCTGGTCGATTCCACAGCGGCGGTCGGTGACGGTGATGACGTCGTAGAGGTCCTGGCCGACGTTGGTGGGGACGGTGATTTGATCCCCCAGAGCTTCAAGAGTCTCGTGTCTGAGTAAGGCGTCCGCCCTCTTGGCCGCCTGGTCGGTTTCCTCCAGGTTGGCGTCGTACTGCATCTCAAGGTTGTCGATGCCCAGGGATAGTAAATCCCAGTCGAAAGCTGCTTCCCGGACGTGGACGGGTGGTTCGTCCTGGGTGTCCCCGCTGACCTGGGTGTGGGTGGTAGTGAGTAGGGTTGCGTAGGCGCCGGCCAGGATAGGGTGGGAGTTTGTTGGGTTGCTTGGGTTTGTTGAGTAGGAGTAGCAGCTCTGCTCTGTGGATAGCAGGTCCCTGGCGAAGCAGATGGCTTGGGTGGGAACGAGTCCGTCGGTGACGAAGCTCAAGAGCCGGCGGAGCTGGGTGTCGGCCAGGGTGCCCCCCCTGGATAGAAACTTGGGGTAGTAATTGTTCATGGGGTCGCTCTGGGTGACGGCGCCGTTGTTCCAGAGTCGGATGCCAAGCCGGCCGAGGAATTGGTAGAGGATCTGCCAGACCCGGGACGGCTGGAAGCTGGTGTAATTCCAGCGTAGCGAGTAGCGGGCTGCCCACTGGGAGGCGAGGCCCCAGAGGTCGAGGCAGCGGATGGTGAACACGGACCGGTTGGCGGCCGAGCTGTAGTGCCAGCTGTCTATCCAGTAGGTGAGGTTGGGGATGGACTCGTTGCCGGCCGTGGTCTTGTATCCCAGGCTGAGCTTAATTTCCGCGCGAAAGCGAAGCGAAGCGAGCGCCCCCTCTCCTGGTAAAGCGAAGTACCCTTTGGAGTTGTCAAGCTGCAGGACCAGGGATCCGGGGCGCTGGTGACCGATGACCTGGTGGAGCTCCTGGATGTAGGGTGTGAGGTCCAGGGGATCGGCGGCTGGGCGGGGTGCTCTCCACACTCCGTCGGGCGTCGAGAACCACCAGTAGCCGGCAGTCGTGCTCAGCCGGAGGCCGAAGGCCGAGGGGATGGGGATGAAGAAGCGGGGCTCGGTGATGGTGGCGTCGGACCAGCTGGTGTCCTTGACCAGGTGGGCGAGGAGTGGTCGGGTGTAGGCCGTGACTCCTGAATAGTCCTCCACAACGGTGAGCTGCAGGGTCTCGTACTCCTGGGCGCCGTCGGGGAGGTGGCAGTCGGGGTATCGGAAGGCGGTGACTACGTCCTCGTCTGCCGTTAGCAGGACCCGGAGGGAGCTGAAGGTGTATATGTCGCTGAGCTTGGTGGAATAGAGGGCGTAGCTGACGATGCTGGTGGCTCCGTCGGTGTCCTTGCCGGCCAGGACGATGGGGAACTCGCCGGCCTGGTAGGTGGCGCCGATGCCGTAGGTGGTGTCCAGGGCGTGATTGTAGTAGTGCTCGGCCGTGGACTGGTCGGACGTGTCCAGAACGGCGGCACTGATCTTGACAAGGGTTGCTGAGAAGCAGACGACGATGTCGGTGGCGCCCTTCCAGGAAGCGGCCATGGAGAGGACGCCGGCTGTGGCTATGAGCTCGGCGTTGGTCCAGTCCTGGCCGTAATTATGGCTATAGAGTTTGTTGAGTTGATTGAGTTCGTTGTGTTTGTAGAAAATATAGACCTTGGCGGCGTAGGCGGCTATGGCGCAGGGGCCGGCGCAGTCTGTGGCGATCTCGGTCCACTGGGTATAGTCGGAGCTGGGCCCAGGGTTGGTGATCTTCTGGTAGTAAAGCTTGCTCCCTGTGTCGGCCCGGATCCGGTGCATGGATCCCTGGCCGTCAAAAGCGATGCCGTGGTGGTTGTCGGTCTCGGATCCGTCGTAAAGCCTTGTCCAGGATAATCTCTTGATCCCGGCCTCGTAGTCGTAGACCTTGGCTTCGACGTATGGTTGGCGGCGTGGGCTCTTCTGAGCGGCAAGTAAGGTATCGGAGAGTCCCTTCCATACGATATTGGCCTTAGAGGCCTGGCTGGTCCATCCGAGGGGCCAGTTGACCTCGGACAGCTTGGGTGTGCCCCCTCCCTGTATCTCGCGGCTTGACTCGGAAGTCCAGCCTGGCGAGTAGTCCTTCTGAGAGCTGAGGGCGGCGTCCAGGGCCTTGTCGGGCGTCCATCCGAGGGGATAATCCTTCTGTGAGGCGAGGGCGGCGTCCAGGGCCGTGGCGGGTGTCCAGCCCAGGGGATAGTCGTGCTCTGATGACTTCGGGACCTCTATGGCGACTGAGGACTGGGAAGTCCATCCCAGGGGCCAGCTTTTGTCCGAGGCGAGGGTGGCCAGGATCTCCTTTCCTGGAGTCCAGCCGAGAGGATAGTTGACCTGAGAGCTGAGGGCGGCTGCGAGCTCCTTGCCTGGTGTCCATCCTAGGGCATAGTCCTTCTGAGAGCTGAGGGCGGCGTCCAGGGCCTTGTCGGGCGTCCATCCCAGGGCGTAGTTGTTCTGTGAGGACTTCGGGACGCCGCCGCCGGCTGGGTTCAGCGCCACGGCGAAGGCGTGCTTTGTGGTAAGGGAGGCGCTGCAGGTGGCGTCCATGGTGCCTGTAGCGCCAGACCCAGTCCATATCATGGAACAGATTTCATTCCAGAAGTCGGAGTCGGTGCTGCCTGCGTCGTCGTCCTCTACCCAGTCAGTGGTGGGGACGGAGGGCTTGGTGAATGTCTTGGTGGCCGTGGAGCAGACTGAGGCGAGGAACACCAGGGGTGAGTTCGTGGATGCCACGTTCATCGAGGCGGCTCTGACGATGGTGTCAGCGTTGCGGTAATCTGTGTTGGAGACGACGTCGATGGGGTCTGAGGGATCGAAGTCCCCGGCTGTATAGCAGGAGCACACAATCCTAACTTTGGCGGTTGCGGTAAGGCTCCAGGTATAGGATGATGGCTCGCTGGCGCCAGCTATCTTGTAGTAGAGCCAGTACCTGTCGCTGGTGCCCGAGCCATTGCTTTCAAGCCAGTTCCACCCGCTGGGGACGGAGTCAATAGTAATACCTGTAGCGTAAGCGCATACGATGGCAAAGAGGATGTCGCCCTCTGCTGTCCCCGACGGCTTGTTGACGGTCGCATTGTAGGGACTGCTTAACGACGATGCGTTGAAGTATGTCTCAGTCCTGGGTGTAAATGCCATTATCTGCCTCAGTGAGGGAGGGTACGAGACCCTCCCCTACTCAGTCCACTGTTACGTTATCGTGCCCTTCTTGGTGAATACCCACACGGCGGGGGAGGCCTTGGTGCCCAGGTTCTCGACGTCCCTGGCCAGCATGTCGCCTGCAGAGGCGGCATTGAATACGCCGTTCTCTAGCCAGTCGAAGTTGGCCTCGGAGGCGCCGAAGCTCGCCTTCCAGGTGATCTCCCGGACACTGCGGGTGGGGTAGGTTGCCTCCATCACCCTTCGGAAGTTGGTGCCGAGAAGGTCGGTCTGGGTGTCGGCAAAGGCGGTGGCGCTATTGCCGACGCCCAGGCGGGCGTTGGTATTGTCGAACTTGGTGTAGGCGTCGCCCATGAGGGCCTTGGCGATTAGCTCCTTAGCTACTAGGGTCAATCCCATGTTGGTTTACCTCCTGTTCTGTTGCTTCAAAGCCCAGGGCCAGGGCGGCGGCGAGGGAGAGCTCGTCCTCGGTCTCCCACTCGATGACCTCCTGGGGTTTGCCCCGGACTCTGTCCTGGTCCGATGCGAACTTCTCGACCTTGTTATGCCATCGGATTTTAGCCTTGGTTTGTTGTGACATAGTTTCTCCTTTTCAAGTATAGTAAAGTATAGTGAAGTATCGTAAAGTATCGTAAAGTATCATCATTTTGCATCAGAAAAGCACTACTTTGATGACACAACCTATAGTGAGCCAGGCCAGGATCCCCACGGCCCGACCCCACATGTAGTAGTGATACTCGTCGGCGATGTCCTTCTCGTTCTCTGGTGAGGGCTTATGCCTGGGAGGCCAGGGGCAGAGGACTTCGGAGAATCCGTTGACCAGGGCATGCCACTCCTGGTAAACGTTGAGGAGCTCCGTCAGGTCCAGCCAGAGTTTGCCGAGTGGCCTCTTCAAGTGGTCTCCTGTCCCTTGTATGTGCAGGTCACGAGGTTGCACGTTTCGCTCTTGTGGTGGGGGCATTTCCGACAGGTGAGCTGGTCGTGATTGGCCCCGGCTGCCGAGGCCTCAAGGGGGACGACTCTCTTTTCCCTGGGGCAATCTGTTACGTGCTGTTCCCGGATTCTTGTGCTCACGTCTGGCCCCTGGGTTGTGCTGTCCGGGGCTGTCGGCGCCGGCGCGGGCGCTGTGGGCGCGGGTTCTGCCGGCGCTGGGGCCGCGGCCTCAAGCCTGCGGATGGTGTCGTTGGCGGCGGTGAGTAGCACGGTTAGGTCGTCGATCCTGACCGTGGCGGTGTATAGCTCATTGAGGGTGGCCTCATAGAGCGGCTTATAGCCTGAGATTTCTCCGAGGATGTCTCTCCAGTTAATGTTCATTGTTGGCCTCCTTGTTGTTCTTGAGATGCGTTACGGTCCTTTCAACAAACCACCAGGTGATGCAAGGGATGGCCAGGGCGAGGAACCATTGAGGTACCTCAATTCGTTCTAGGACGGCCTGGGCGATGACGGCAGTGAAGATGACGGTGACGACCGGCCTGGCCACGGCCCGGAGCATCTCCGCGAAGACGTTGATCAGCTCGGGTGCCTTGGGCTTCTCGTTCTCTGCCACGTTTCCTCCTTACAGTATGGGTCTGGGAGGCTCAAGGGAGCCTCTCGTTGCCATTCTGCGACTCTTTATACTCCCGGGAATCGTTGGCGGCCTGTTAGGTGAGGGCTCCCAAGGTGTCCGGGACCGGCTTATCGGCCGCCGCATAATGGGCTGCCAGATGCCGGGCGGCCTTGATGATGTCCTCAGCTGAGGCTTTCACTCTCTCCCCCCGATATCCGCCAGGGGATAGGGCGGCCACTGCCGCCGGCATGCGGTCCCAGTCGACCGTCTTTTCGATATCGAGTCGGGATCGGGCTCTCAAGATGCCCTTAGTGTGATGGGGTAGTTTCCAGGTCTCGGGGTTGTCGGGATCGTCGACGATGGCGAAGGCTTCCCTGGGTAGGCCCTCATTGGTTTTCTCGCCCTGGATGGCTTCTTTCACTTTGGTCATGATTCTCCTTTTCATAGCTTGCTCGTCACTCGTCTGTATAGAGTGTCCTCCTGGCTACCCGGCTGCCCTGGCCGAGTCTCTGGAGCTTCTGTTCGTACCGTTTCAGCCGTTCTATGCCCCAGGCCTTGTAGCTGGTGGTGCCATAGTGGCCAGCGATAAAGGCCCTGTCTACTGTGTTGGCCGAGGCTGACATGGCTAAGTAGCCTGTCGCGCCGAGGACAATAATCTCCTCGTGCTCGGCGGGGATGGTGGTTGATCCCGCTGCGAGCGTGTGCTTCTGCAACCATCTGACCCGGGCGTCCGTGCCGTCTCCCTCGTCCGGCATGAAGAGGGCGCCTGCCCAATAGTCTATGTGCTGCAGGCGCTTCGGGGACTCGCCGATGGGGAACTCCACGGACTCTATTTTCAGCACGTCTGTTAGGGTGGAAATGTCGACCTCGGTGGCTCCGTCGGTGGTGGGGATATCGTCCTGCTGCTCTATGGGGGCCTGGAGGGAGTACTCGTCCACTACTCGGAGGATGGCGCCTTCGACCTCGTCGTCCGTCCAGCGGTAGTTCTGGTCGTCGGTGTCCTGGAGATCTTCCCGGACTCTGGCTGTCATTTCTGTTAAGTTCATCTTTTCACCTTTTCCGCTCACCTCGGGGAGGGGGCTCGACCCGCCCCCTCCCCTCTGCAAAAGTAATCAAGGGAGGTGAGTATGAGGAAAAAAAGGTTTACTGTCCTGTTAGTTTCTGACCCCCGTGAGCATGGCGGACTTCACATAGGAGAAGTTGGCCATGCTGACGTACCACTTTATGCGGGTACGTGAGGCGTCTTTGGTTTCCAAAGAGCCGAGCCTTTCGATGGTGAGCATCTCGGGGCTGGTAAGGCCGCAGACTGCGCCCTCTCCCATCTGGAAGGCGAAGATGGCGGAGCAGTCGCTGGAGGAGCCTACGGTGTAGTTATCCTTGACCCAGTCGGAGATGGCCACAGGGATGCCGTTGAAGTACTCGATGATCTCACCGGCCCGGCCTTCTGCGATTAAGAGGTTCTGGCCAGCGGCCCTGCACAGGCCGATGATCTTCCTTCTGGACCTGCGGCTCATCAAGAGCAGGTCGGGCTTGGCGCCCCGGACCAGGTCGATGAGGTGGTCGATCTTGGCCAGGTCGAGGGTGGCGCCGTTGACGGCCATGCCCAGGTGACAGCCCAGGCGGCATGTCCAGACGGCGGTGCCGTCGGTGACGGTGGCGCCTTCCTGGGTGGGCCAGGTAGGCTCGGTGGTGGCATGGGACGTGCCAGCGGTGGTACATTCGTAGCGGTACCCGTTCTCCTTGCCGGCGGTAGGGACGACGACGTCTGCCAGGGCGTAAGCGGTGGCGGCAACCCAGGCTGTGCCCTTCATGGTGAGGTATAGGCCCGTGGGCTGCTCGCTGGTGCCGCTGCCATTCAGGAACACGTTCTCGAACTCGTGCCTGACGGCCTTGGCGGCCAGCTCAATACAGGCTGTCTCCAGGTCCTGGACATTGCTCCTGGTGGCCTTCAGGAAGTTGTCCACGTCGGCGTCCACTCCCAGGATGGAGAGGGAGGCCGTGCACTGCTCGAACGTGGGCGGGCTGGCGACCCAGGTACCGGTGACCGGTGCGTACCAGGCGGCTGTAGGGAGAGCTTTCTCCCTGTTGTACTTCAGACTGTTACCGACAATCTGAATGAAGGGCAGCCTCTGCAGCAGGGGGCTGTCCTTGACTACTGTCTCGATGATACCCTTCAACAGGATATCGGTCGAGAGTTTAGATGCTTCTGCTAGTAGTATGGACATGGTTAGCTAGTTCCTCCTTTTTGGTGTATTCCAGCGGCGATCTTCTCCCGGGGAGAAAGTCCCTCGAGGGAGATCTCCGTCCTGGTGGGGGCTCCGGCCGGGACCCTGGCCTCTTTGGCCTGGGCTTCGAGGTTGGCCTTGACGGCGGTGGCTATGGATGACGCCTTCTTGAGGGAGGCGTCTATCTCGTCGATGGTCGTGCCGGTGATGACGTCGCCGGGGATGCTCGGGTTGGCGAGTTTAACGACGTCCAGGTACTTGGCCACGGCCTTGGTGTGAGCTTGCTTGACCTGGGTGAGCTCGGCCATAGCAGTGTCGCCGGCCTGCTGGATGACTGAGACGGAGGCCTGGAGCTCGGTGATGCGCTTGTCCTTGGCTGCCAGGGTTGCCTCGATGGCTGTTTTGGCTTTGCGTTCTTCCTCGAGCTGGGCCTTGATGGTGGCCATGTCCTCGGTCGTCGGGGCGTTGTTGGACTCGGGGGCTGCCGCGGGTTTCTGCGGTTCTTGTTCTGGTGGCATAATTTCTCCTCGTTCGAGTTATTATTCAGGCACTTCCATCTCCGGGGCAATGGCTCTCTCTCTCGCTCCGCCTCTCGTAGACTGTGCCCTGAACTCCCTGTTCATTTCCAGGATCTTCTTCCTCTCCTCCAGCCAGCGATCGAACTCCTCGTCGGGGTCCTGGATCCCGATCTCGTCCATGGCGGTCCTTCTGCTGTGCACTCCCGTCTGGACCAGGACCTGTTCGGTCTGGGCCTGTGCGGTGTAGTCCTCGGGCAGGACCGGTCCCCAAAGGACTCTGTGGGTGACTCCTTCGAAGTTCTCGCCCATGTACTTCTCGGCGAGCTTCAGGATCATGTCGTTTCGCTCGTGATAGGCGTTGCTGCGGATGGTGCGCTTTCGTAGTACCTTCTGGATAAGGGAGCTGAGCTCTATTCTGAGGGCCGTCCCGGAGAGGTCTCTTTCGCCGCCTCCCCAGGCTGCCCGGGGCATTTCTGAGACGTCGTGGAGGGAGCGGTACAGGGTGTCGATGTAGTCTATATGGAGTCTGACGCCGCCTCCCTGGAGCAAGTCGAGCAAGTAGGCCTTGGCGTCCTCGGGGATCGTCCACAGGGCGCCGGGCTGGACCTTGATGTCCTCCGCGGAGGCGATGTTCTCCAGGACGGCGATGGGGTTGCCTGACAGCTCAAGTATCCTGGACAGCTGAGAGAGGGCACGGTTGAGCTCCCTCTGCGGCTGGACCAGGATGGGGATATCGGACTCTCCCCAGAACTGCTTGGGCTTCTTGATGTTGGGGAAGATGACGAAGGGGATGAAGCCGTAGGGGTTGGGCTTGGACTCTATGAGGGCGTCGTCCAGGTAGAGGGAGAAGTCCTTGGGGGTCCAGAGCTCGGCCATGGTGGCCTGCTTGTTGGCAATGCTCTGACGGTAAAGGATCGAGATCTCGTCCTGGGTGAGGGTGTACCTGGAGGCCACTCTCCACACCCGGCTGGAGTCGTCTCCCAGCCACCAGGCGAAGATCCCAGACACGTCGGGGGCGGTGATGCGGATCCGCTTGTCCTCGGTATCCCATATCACCTTATAGCATGCGTCTCCCAGGATGGCTGCGTCGATCTCGGTCTCGTAATCGAGCTGCTGGACGTTGTTCTGGTCGTAGGTCTGGCGGAGTATGTGCTCTGCGGTGCGGACCCGGGCCTGGAGGTCGGTGGTGTCCTGGGTCGGGTAGCAGGCAAAGCCCAGTCCCTGCGTGAGGAAGCTGGTGACCTTGTCGATGGTGACCTTGGCATAGTTGAACACCAGCTGACGGTTGCGTGACGTCTGCTGCCACTGGGTGCCGTTGTAGAAGTCGAGGTTGGTCTTATAGGCTGCCAGGCGGGCGGTATCCATGCGGTTTAGCTGGGATGGTACGAATTCATTCATCTCTGAGGCCTCCTTTGGCTGCCCTGGGTGTAAAGTCTCGGGCGGCCTCGGCTGCCAGGGCCAGGCTGACCAAAAAGTCGTCGTGTCCTTCCTGGGGGTCGACGTAGAAATTCATGGTCTGGTTCGGCCGGTATTGTGAACGGGCTCTTTCGAGTTGCGTTAGCAACTCCCGGTACTCATTTGAGCCGTCTTGATAGTAGAGTCTGAGGCGGCCGCTGTTGACGAGGGAAAGCAGCTCGAATCCCATATCGCTCTTGGTTTTCTGGGTGAAGGTGAAGGGGACGATCCTGCTGCCAAGCTCTTTCCGGAGGAAGCTGGCGACCGGCTGTCCGATTCCGGTGGCATCGACCAGTACCTTCTGGCATTTCCACTTCCTGAGGGTCTCTACTATGAGAGGGTAGAGCTGGCTGTGTGGCGTGCCGGTCCACTGGTAGTGCTCGACAACCTTGAGTAGCGGTTCGACCAGACTGGAGCTGGCGAGCTGAATCGTATCAATCTCTGCGATGGTGATCACTGTGGAGTCCAACTTCTGGCGAGCGGCGGTGAGGGCTTCCTCCTTCGTCTCCTCCCTCTCGCCCGCGAGGTCGATGCCGGCGATATAGGTCTTGCTGGGCTCGGGTTCCTTCAGCCTTTGGTGTCGGCCTAGCATGGAGACGATCTGCTGGCGGGTCAAGAACCCGCCTCCGCCTTTGATAGGCAGGAGAAGATACTGGGTGCGGAACAAGGGATGGTCCTGGCCAAGCCTGGCTCTCTCCCCTTCTACGTATCGCTGATAGTCGGAGTTGTACCTGGCTACCTCATGCCAATCGTAGCGGAAGTGACGCTTGATGCCGTCCTTTCGCTCGAGCTCAAGGTTGGTGAGCTTGACTTCCTCGAGCAGGGTGGTATCGTCCCAGGTGGTACCATAGTGGACGGTGGTGACGTTGGTAGGTGAGCCCATTGGTCGGAACTCCTTTGTGTACTTCTCCTTGCTGACGTCCTGTGACTCGTCGATTTCGAGGAGGATGTCAGCGGTGTGTCCGACGACCGAGGCGTGTTCCTCAGCCGAGAGGAATACGGCCCTGGCGGCTCCCAGGCAGATGATATACCCCATCTCCGTGCGATAGATGCCTTCATAGCCGAACTCGTCAAGCCTCTCTTTGAGCCTGGCGATAGATATAACAGTCTGGGGCTTGAAGGTCGGTGAGCACTTGACCAGGCTGCCTCCCGTCTCCATGAAAAGCGTCAGGAGAATAACCTCAAGATGGGCTGAGAGCTCGTTCTTGCCTCCCTGCCTGGCGATCTCCACTGACAGGGTGAGGCCGCGGTTGCTCTGGATGCTATCCAGGACTGCTATAGCTACCTCCCGTTGATATGGCCTGAGTATCATTTCCTGGCTATTCCCGTTCCGATACCTATACCGAGGGGCACGACCAGCTCTGTCAGAACCTTGTGAACGGCTTCCTTCAACGACTTCTTCTGTTCCTTTGATACCTGATAGCGGGTCCTGATTAAACGGGCGATGGTATTGGCTGCTTCCAGGTGAAGATCGATCCTGTCCGGCTCGTTCTCGGCCAGCTCCTTAAGCTTCATCCGGAGGAAGGCGATCTCCTGGTCGATGCCTTCAACGAGGGACGCTTCATCGAGGTCAACCTTTTCGGCCTCGGTCAGGGCCCGGCTGTAGAAGCCGTGCTTACGAGCGTTTTGATTGCCTTTGGGGGCGCCTCTTTTTGCCATTTTCCTTAATCTGTGCCTTTATCAGGCCGTAGACCAAGACGTGGGCAGCCAGGTCATAGTGTTGGTTGTCCAGGGCGTACTTCAGTAGTTTGACTTTCATTTGGTACCTCCGTTTGGTTGCTGTTCCAGCGGGCGAGGAGCTGGCGGAGCGCGGTGGTGTGATCGCTGCGCTTTTGAGCAATGAAGGTGTCGTTGGAATAGAGCAAGGCCTTGAGGTTAAACCACCGGGCTTCGCCCAGGGTGACGGTGGGCTTGCCTCTATCCAGCCAGTGTTCGAGCAAGGTCTGCTTCTCCTCCGGTGTCAGCTCGTCATCGGGCATAGTCATTATCCGTTCCTATCGGTGTGCGGAGAGCTCCTGCTGACGAGTTCCGCCTGGCAAGGGTGTATATCTCCAATCAGGGCCGCCTGTGATCAGGCTTGGTCGCGGGCGATGGTGGGGACGGGGCGTTCCAGCATGCTCTCGATTGCCTTCTTGGGGACGACGATCCTCTTGCCGAAGCGGAGGGTCGGCAGGCGGCCGGTGCGGGCCATTTCATAGGCGAGGGCGCGGCTGATGCCTAGAAGCTCTCCAGCTTCTTCAACAGTAAGGGTCAATCTTTCCAGTTCCATTGTGTCCTTGTTGGTGTTGACAGGGGATTATGAGAATGATATAGTAGTACATATGTTCTAGTAGAGCAAGGAGATTTTGTCACACCACCTGGTGGTGGGAGTTCCATGTGATACAATGGAGAATCGGCGGGTGACGTTATGAGAGGATACATAAGGAAAAGGGGCAAGGACAGCTATTCTATCGCGGTAAGCTTGGGGAGGGACCCTGCCACCGGCAAATACAAGTACGTGTGGGAGGGAGTTAGGGGGACCAGAAAGGACGCCGAGAGGCGTCTTTCGGAGGTGTTACACCGGCTTGATACGGGCGCTTTCCTTTGTCCGAGTAAGACCACCGTGGCGGACTATCTTCGAAGGTGGTTGCAGGAGTATGTCAGGCCCAACTTATCGCCACGGGGTTTCGAGCGGTATGAGAGCATAGCACGGGTTCACCTAATACCCGACCTTGGTGCGGTGGCATTAACTCAGCTAAGGCCGGAGCATCTCCAGAGGCTCTACGCCTCGAAGCTCGACAAGGGGCTTAGCCCGCGGTCCGTGAGGTACCAGCATGTGGTGTTGCATAAGGCGCTGGAGACGGCAATGAAGTGGGGGCTGGTGGTTCGGAATGTGGCTGACGGGGTTGATGTCCCCCGCTCGCGGCGAAAGGATATGCAGACGTGGAGTGAGTTCGAGGTTCGCCATTTCCTTGAGGTTGCCAAGGATAGTCCCTACTATGCCCTGTTCCATACTGCCCTCTATACTGGGATGAGGCGAGGTGAGTTGCTGGCGCTGCGATGGAGAGACGTTGGTGTTCAGGAAATCCATGTCAACCGCTCTTTACATCAGCTAAGGGATGGTAGCTACGTCTTCACACAGCCGAAGTCCGCTAAAAGCAGGCGAACCATAGACTTATCACCTTCCTCGATCCTTACCCTAGCAGAGCACAGGGAGCGGCAAGAGGGAGTAAGGATTGTGATGGGCATACCACAGAAGCAAGATGACTTCGTATTTAGCACACTCGAAGGCAAGCCGCTACGGCCCAATACAGTCAGCCGAGCGTGGACTGTGCTTGCAGCTCGTGCTGGCCTGAGAGCTATCAGGCTTCACGATGCCCGGCATACCCATGCCTCTCTCATGCTTAAGCAGGGGGTGCACCCTAAAATAGTCCAGGAGAGGCTGGGCCATGGCTCTATACAGGTAACCCTCGACACATATTCCCACGTAGCACCCGGCCTCCAGAGAGCTGCTGCGGAGAGCTTTGATAAGCTGGTATCGCCGGAGTATAATGACACGTCTGAAAATGGGGTTGTCCAGAAGAATTATTGA